GGCGGAAGAGGGCCGGGCGGTGGTTACGGCAATATGTATGCACAACAACCTCAAATGTACGGCGGGGGATATCCGCCACAACCTCCGATATTTGGAGGTGGTACGGTCGGTATGTTCGGTCAACAGCCTCAATATGGCGGTGGATTTGGCGGTGGTATGGGCGGCATGTACAATCAACCACAAAGACAGCCGCAATATCAAAATGCAAGCCCGTTTGGTGGTCAAATGAATCAAAGACAACAGCCACAGCAAATGGGTGGTGGTTTTCAACAAATGGGTGGCTTTGGCGGCGGAATCATGAGGAGTTTTTACTAATGGCACCACGCAGAGGAAGAGGAAGACCATCTTCTATAGAGCGAGAAATTGGTGTATCTCCTAGAGGTACGACTAAGGTAGCTTCAAGAAGATCTACACCTGTTAAAACTCCTCGACGAGGAACAATAAAAACAACGAGTAGAAGGATAAGACCTACTAGAGACGAGACTGAAAGTCGAAGATCTACATCAAATGTAGCAATAAAAGAAGAACGAGAGGCTAACACTCGACAAGAAGCAAAAGATAAAGCAAAAAAAATTAAAGAAGCTGCTGCGGCAAAAGAAGCTGCAAAGATTGCAAAAGAAAGAAAAGCTGCAGCAGAAGCAAAAGCCGCAAGAGAAGCTAAAGCTGCAGCAGATGCCAAAGCCGCAAAAGAGGCTAAGGCAGCAGCAGATGCCAAAGCCGCAAGAGAAGCTAAAGCGGCAGCGAAAGAAGCTGAAAGAAGGCAAGCTGTTATTGATGCGGCTGCTGCAAAAAAAGAAGAATATAGGCGTCAACAAGAAGCAAAAGCTGAAGCAAAGCGTATTGCAGACGCAAAAGCAGCGGCTGAAGCTAAGCGTGCAGCAGAAGCAAAAGCAGCGGCAGATGCCAAAGCAGCGGCTGAAGCTAAAGCCGCTGAAGATAAACGTATAGCTGATGCGAAAGCTGCGTCTGAAGCTGCGCGTGCTGCTCAAGATAGAAAAGCTGCGGCTCAAGCTGCAAAAGAGTTAAGAGAAGCAAACGAGGCCAAAGCTGCGGCTGAAGCGAAACGCGTTGCAGATGCAAATCGAGAAGTTAAAACAGTAGACTTTACTCCTGATCAACTTGTTGACAAATACAACAACTCTCCTGGCGCTCAAGATTTTAGTCTTAATGCAACGTATGATCCTGCGACGAACACCTTTATTGAAGATGTAAGCGCTTTTGGTTTTGAAGGAGATGCGGCTACTAAGACATATACTCCTGAAGAGTTCATGACAAAATTAGGTTACAAAGGAGATGAGTACAATAAACTTAATTTTGTTAGGCCAGAACAGCCACAAGAAGCACCTCCTTTAGAAGAAGCACCTGTTGTTCAAGGCCCTGGGACAACAAGAGTTGTAGATCCTATAGGGTCTGTTGGTAATAACGAAGAACGCAAAGGTAACGAAGATCCTGCACTTTCAAATACTGTAGCACCTATGTGGGCGGCTCAGCCTCCAGAATTTAAGTTTACCGCAGAGCCTGTACCCAGAATTAACCCTGCATGGAATGGCCTTGAGGAGTGGAAAAAAGAACAAGAAGAACCTACACCTCCTGATATGCCTGGTTCTTCGACTTCAGATTTTCTTTTAAATATTCCAGAAATGACTGGAAGCTGGAAGACTGGTCCTAATGGCGTTTATTACGAGTACGATAAAATTGTTGCCGATGGAACTACTACAACTTGGGAAAGATACGACCCAGAAACTGATACTTATCATGGAAGAATAACTGGTGGTATTACTGGCAGAATGAATGAGCCAACGTCAAAGCCTGCATCTGAAATGGACGAAAGTTTTAATAAGGCTTGGAGTCAGTACAGTCAACAGCAGAATCAACCAGAACCATCTCCAAGTCCTGCGCCCACGCCTCCCGTGATGATTCCAGGCGGAGGCATTGATACTACTTCTGGTCTTGGCGCTAATCCACAAGGATATCAGGACCTTAAAACTGCTCCCGCAGGATTTAATTGGTCTGGAGGTACAGTAAGAATCTCTCCTGAAAGTTTTTATAATCCAACAACAGGTGAGGAATGGACAGCAAATGCTGCTGGATGGGTTCCTCCTCAAGGCTGGGTTAAAGGAAAGAAACCAACAAGTGAACAGCCAAGTCCAGAACCTGATCCAGAACCAACGCCTCCACCACCACCTACGTTTGTAGATATGGATCCGCTGAAAGGTATGCGTGAGCAGTTTGTTCCACGGAATATTTTGGGTCAGTCTTATGATCCAAAAGTTAGAGAAGACTTTGTTAATAAAATGCAGTCTGGGGCAAACATATCTCAATATCCGACTTACGAAATGCCGACATCACCGATTCCTCAAACTCAGTTTGGAGGATATGGACAGCCTATGCCGATGTCACCACTAGCGCCATATGCTGGATTAGGTGCTCCGCCAATCCCGCCAACTGGTGAAGATGAGCCGATTGATGAAGATGCGCGACCAGGAGGTCCTTCACAACCATCTAGAGGGGGCGGAGTGTTTTAATGGATTCAGTCGCACTAGCTTCATACATATTTAAAAAGATTAAAAAGTTTGAAGAAGGCCATGTCGATTATTTAACTGGTGGAAACATCAAGACGATGGAGGATTACAAATTTGTGATGGGTGAATTATCAATGCTTCGCACCCTTCGCGATGAACTGAAAGAAGCGTTGCAAATGGAAGGAGACCCCGATGAGTGAGCTATCATTAGACACTCTCGCTAAATCGTCACTAGATGACGCGTATGTGAGTAGTACCGAACGTGTGTTAAATCCAGAACTTCTAGATAAGACACTGCTTGAAAGAATGCCAAATCCTGCTGGGTGGAGGCTTCTTGTTTTACCTTACAAAGGCAAAGGCGTAACAGATGGAGGTATCGTTTTAACTAAACAGACCTTAGACAAGGAAGGTTTAGCTACTGTTGTTGCTTATGTTTTAAAAATGGGTCCATTGGCTTACCAAGATCACGACAAGTTTGGCGGGATTGCTTGGTGCGAACAAGGTCAATGGGTGTTAATAGGTCGCTATGCTGGAGCTAGATTCTCTTTAGAAGATGACTCCGAAGTACGAATTATTAATGATGATGAAGTTATTGGGACCATTATGGATCCTGATGATATTAAGTCAGCTTGAGGTGAAACATGTCAGAACAAACATTAAGTGAAGCTTTGTCTGAAATTGATATGGATTTAAATATCAGTGAAGAAGACATAGAACAAGCAGCAGTACCAAAAAAATACAGACATAGCCAATCAGATGAGCCTCAAGATGAATCTACTTATGTAGAGCTGTCTGAGGATGAAGTCGAAGAAATCTCTCCTATTACAGATGATGTAGTAGATGATTTTGAAGAAAACGATTCTGAAGAAGCTGAAGAGTCTGAAGCAGAACGCACAACAAGAAGCGCTCAAGACCGAATTAATAAAGCGGTCAAACAAGCCAGAGAGTATCAACGTCGAGAGTTGCAAGCGATTCAATACGCAAAGCAATTGCAAGATGAAAATAAAAAGCTTTCTGGCCAATATAGAGAAACTAGTGTTAATTCAGCCGCTCAAAATCTTCAGATGCAAGAAACGTATTCTAGAGAATTTGAAAGCAGAGTTAATGTTCAGGCAGATGTTGCTAAAAAGAACCTTCAAAAAGCCTATGAATCTGGTGATCCAGAAGCTATGGCAGAAGCGCAACAACTTATTGCTAGAACCGAATCTGATAGAGCTTCTTTATCTCAATATAAAAGAGAACTTGAGAAGTATAAGCAAGATTATCAAAAATGGGCGGAATCTCATCAAAATTATCAGCCAGAATATCAGATACCAGATGACTATGTTCCTCAGCAAGAACCCGAATACGCTGAGCCTTCAACAAGAGCCCAATCTTGGGCTTCTAAAAACGAATGGTTTGGTGCTGATAAGGTTATGACAAACGTAGCTTTTGCTATACATACCGAGCTTGCAGAGACTGGAGTTGACTTAGAATCTGATGAGTACTATTCTGAAATTGATCGTAGACTGAGGGAAGAGCTGCCCCTTAAATTCGAACATGAACTATCCGCAGGAAACACAAAACCCGTCCAAAGAGTGGTTTCCGGTACGCGCATAACAGGAAATGGACGCAATCAAAACGACCGTAGGATTGAATTATCACCGAGTGAACAGCAACTTGCTAAAAAACTTGGTGTGCCATTCAAGGAATACGCTAAACAAAAAATGAGGTTACAGCAATCATGAATGAAGAGACAAAAGGAAAAGGATCTGTTGGTTCTAATAGAACTTCAAGAGAATCCTCTGGCAGAGATTCCCTAAAAGCTCGTCAACCATGGAAGCCACCTCAAATCCTAGAAACTCCCGAGGCTCCCCCTGGAATGAAGTATAGATGGCTGAGAACTCACATTCGAGGAGAGGCAGATAGGACTAATGTCCACATGAAAATGCGAGAAGGCTACGAAGTAGTCAATCCATCTGAAGTTGCAGGCTATGATTTGCCTACAATTGAGGAAGGAACGCATGCTGGGACTGTAGGGGTTGGTGGATTAATGCTTGCAAAAATCCCAATTGAAACGGCAGAAGAAAGGAATGCTTACTTTCAAAGTAAAACTGAAAACCAAATGAATGCGGTTGACAATGATCTTATGAAAGATGAACATCCTTCAATGCCTATCTCTAATGAGAGAAGAAGCAAGGTTACTTTTGGCGGCTCTAAAAAATAGAGCTATTTTGATCGTGTTTAAGGAGAACTAAAATGGCGAATAATGACGCCCCTTTTGGACTCCGTTATGTTCGTAACATTCAGGGGAACTACAATTCTTCTGGTCAGTCTCGTTATAGAATAACGACTGCTGATGCGACTAACACTACCAATATTTATGCGGGTGACATTGTTACCCAAAATACTGCTGGTATTGTTACTCGAATTGCTCGAGCAGATGGCGGGTCCGCAACTTCCGACATTATTGTCGGTGTATTTAATGGATGTTTCTACACAGATCCTACCACTAGCACTCCAACTTGGAGCAACTATTGGCCAGGTAATGCAGCGACTGATGCAATTGCTTTTATTTTCGACCATCCTATGGATGTTTTTGAAATTCAAGCAGATGCAGCTTTCCCAATTGCAGATCTGTTAGGCAACTTCGACATTGTTGACAACACTGGTACTGGTAGTACAGCTTCAGGTCTCTCTTATGTAGAGCTTGACGTTACTACTGGCGCTACAACAGCAACGTTGCCATTAAAAGCCCTGGATATTTCTGGTGACCCAGATAATTCAGATGTAAGTTCAGCCAATACTAACGTGCTTGTTACTATTCAGAATCATCTGTTTGGTCAGAAGCAAGTTGGTCTAGCTTAAGGAGTTAATATATGGCTATTTCAAGAGCCCAATTAGCCAAAGAGCTAGAGCCTGGCCTCAACGCTTTATTTGGCATGGAGTATGCTCGTTATGACAATGAGCATGCAGAAATTTACGAAACAGAGTCTTCTGATCGAGCATTCGAAGAAGAAGTTCTTATCGTAGGTTTTGGTGATGCAAAAGTTAAGACTGAAGGACAAGGCGTATCTTTTGATAACGCTTCTGAAGGCTTTACAGCTCGCTACACGCATGAGACCGTAGCTTTAGCATTTGCACTTACCGAAGAAGCCGTTGAGGACAATCTCTACGACCGACTTGGCGCTCGTTATACTAAGGCTTTGGCCCGAAGTATGGCGCACACTAAGCAGGTAAAAGCTGCTAATGTTCTTAACAATGCATTTAACACCAACTTTGCAGGTGGTGATGGTCAGCCTCTGATCAGCACAGCACACCCGTTGGCCTATGGTGGTACTCTTGCAAATCGGGCAACTACAATGTCTGATTTGAACGAAACCTCTTTAGAAAATGCACTAATCAGCGTATCTACGTTTGTTGATGATCGAAGCATGATCTTGGCCCTTCAGGGAACCAAGCTGATTGTTCCTCCTCAGCTTCAATTCGTAGTTGATCGCTTGCTTGAGACACCTGGACGAGTGTCAACAGCCGACAATGACATCAATGCCATCAAGAATATGGGTATGATCCCTGAAGGTTACGCAGTTAACCACTTCTTGTCTGACACTGATGCATGGTTCTTGTTGACTGATGTTCCTGATGGCTTCAAGCACTTTGAACGAAGCCCGATTTCAACTTCTATGGAAGGTGACTTCGATACAGGCAACGTGCGATACAAGGCCCGTGAGCGATATAGCTTCGGATTTAGTAACCCACGATGTGTGTTTGGTTCGCAAGGCGCTTAATGTTTCATGTGAAACAAAAGCAAAGAAAAAGGTGGTCTTTTGGCCACCTTTTTTTTATTCTAGAATATAGATTCTGAGACAAAACAGCCCCCGTGACCGGCTCAGCGGACGTTACGAAGACACTTGGGCGAATCCTTTCGTAAGAGGTGACCATAATGGCGCAAACCACTTTTTCTGGACCCGTTAAATCCTTAGCTGGATTTATTACTGCTGGTGTAAACAGCAGTGTTAGCTTATCTGCTGACACAACCTTAACCGTAGCGGCTCATGCCGGTAAGATTATTATGTTGAACGATGCAGACGGCAAGTTTACTTTGCCTTCTATTTCTTCAGCTACCCCAAGTGACCCTACAGCTCCTGATCAGGCAAACAACATTGGCGCTTCGTTTTTCTTTTATGTCGAAACCGCAGCAACCGATCTTGATATCTTGACTGACGGCACTGACAAGTTTGTTGGCGCTGTAATAGTTGCTATTGACGATAGCACCAAGAAGGCATTTGTTCCTGCTGCATCTAACGATGTAATTACTTTAAACGGTTCTACCAAAGGCGGCATTGTTGGTAGCGTTATTAAAGTAACTGCGATCGATACTGCAACTTATCTCGTTCATGATTCTTTATTAATCGGTTCAGGAACTATTGTTACTCCTTTTGCTGACGCTTAATAAGATAACTTTAGGAGAGCAACATGGCTGATGCAGTCACTTCACAAACTATTCAGGACGGTGAGCGTAAAGCCGTCCTAAAGTTTACTAATGTCAGTGATGGAACCGGCGAGACAAATGTAGTTAAAGTCGATGTTTCTTCTTTATCTGCAAACTCGTCTGGACAAGCTTGTACTAAAGTAACTGTCGCGCAAATATGGTGGCAGTGTGTTGGTATGGGTGTTGAGCTTTTGTTTGACGCTACCGCTAACGTTTTAGTTATTGGCCTGTCTCCAGATAGTAACGGTTATCATGACTATACTCCTTTTACTGGTATTCCAAATAATGCCGGTGCTGGCGTAACAGGAGACATTTTGTTTACAACTATCGGTGCAAGCGCAAATGACACTTATACTGTTATTCTTGAATTGATAAAGGAATATTAATGACAACCTCTGGGACTAGAGATTTTGAGCCAGATGTAGCGGAGTATATCGAGGAAGCATTTGAAAGATGTGGGCTTGAATTTCGCACAGGTTATGATGGGATTACCGCAAGGCGAT